TAGCGGCGTACTTGTTCTTACCAAACTGTTCCTCGCTGAAACGAATCTTGAGAGTAAGCCCTTCATCAGGATCAGGGAATACAGCATTCGTATCATCTTCTTCAAGTTCCTCATTCAGCTTATCCTGAAAAAGATACTGCGAAATATCCCAAATATGAGGTTTCTTTTCGTAATCCTTTGAATTCAGAGGCACCACTACGTACAGGTTCCGAAGAGAAGGCTTGAGTGCCTTCAGTTCATCGTCTTCCGCATCTCCATCTTTAACTCGCTTAGCTCGATGTTCGCAGATAGGACATTTCTTACCGAAAGTTGTTAGGCATACGAATGTTTCTTTGTTCGCTCCTATTCCACGATGTACTTTATACGGCTTCTTATACCACTGCTCTCCAACAGTAGCAATACCAAGATCCACATTCTTATCCATATGCTTTGGGTCTGTAACAGTATATGGAAGAATGTCGAGTGAAACTCTAGAACCCGGCTCCTCTTTGAATACCCGAATATTTTTAGGCAGATTCAGATATCCGTATTTAGAACCTTGTGCTTTCTGCTGTTTCACATTACCAGCAACCGCCGCCCTGAATTTGCTGTTACTGCCCTTTTTTCCAAGTTTAGCCATATTTACTTTTCCTCCTTGTGATTTATAATGTGAATTGGCCCTTCACAATCAGGATCCACACATTCTTTACAACCGATAGTTCGTCTTGCCTGCGTAATATGCTCACAATGCACACAACCCTCTTCAGGGTAGTTTCTGCACTGGAACCAAGGCATGTTTTATTCCTCCTCCTCTTCTTCGTTCTCTCCTGCTTTCTTTTTGAGAAAATCATCAAATGCATTTAGCCATGCAGTCATTTGAAGCCTGCTGAAAAGATATACAAAGAATGGTATGATAAATGCACAAAGGACGCTGATAATAAGGATTTGGATAAATGACACTATGATTTCCTCGCTTTCTTTTTCTTCACCATAGAAGCGGCAACGGTTTCATTCACTTTCTCATTTTTCCGCGTCCTCTCTTCTGAAAGATTTCTAGGAATAGACGGCCCTGCAAAATACTGCATACCATGTAGCTTGATTAACCCATCAAGTGTATCTTTTCTGGAAGCGATAGCATCGAATGCCGATTTAGCCATGCCGTACCTATACTGTGCTTCAACTACTTCCTCCGCGGCTTTCTTGTAAGAATCTTGCAGGATGATTGTATCTGCTACAAGATTCTCGGTTATCTTGCCCAAACCAAATGCATCAGGATCTGCTCGGATCTCCTTACTTAGTTCAGCCTTAACAGCGTCAAGCTGTTCCTTCATATAGTCAAGTTCCTTCCTAGCTTCACTTACCACATCTCCGTATTTCTTCATCAAGATCGGCTGTTCAAGCAATTCTACATCAAGGGCAGTTTCGTCAATGTTTACATCAAGATTGTACTCCATTGTAATTCTCCTTTCTTAATTTATTTTCGTTGCTACACTATATAATACAACCTGCTTTTATCCTATTTAGATCAATTTTCTCCGCAAACAATAGAAAAACATGCAAACGTAAGTCCTGGAAATCCTGTATTGTAGAACGGTTCTATGAACTGTTCCATAACTAGCCCTGCTTGCATGTTCTCTCCCTTAAGGAGAATCGTATTGCAGTAGCTAAGAACCAGCCTGCGAATTGATTCAGGATCTTGGTCTTTCAACTTAGTAAGAATTCCTGCCACTTTCTTCCAAGGTGCTTTTTGCATAAGAACACGGCATAATTCAATAGCATCTGATTGTACCTCAGCCGCTCTTTTCGCAACTTCTATCCGCATTTCAGCAGGCACACCAAGCACCTGATCCAATATCTGCAACGCATTTCTTGGATGACCCTGACTATCCATGATAATCTGTTCATACACTTCTTTAGTCAATTTCTGCCCTTCTGCTTTTACAACAGAACGAAGCAAGGTCATCATTTCTGAATCTGTTAACTGTTTCACCTGATACTGCGAACATCTTCCTTTTATCGTAGCAAGCAATTTCTGTGGGTCTGTCGTAGCCAGTACATAATAAACATGCGGCGGTGTATCTTCCAACGCTTTTAGTAGTGCGGACTGGGCATCATTGGTTAGTCGATGAACCTCATCCAGTAACCACACTCTACATTTACCCGATAAAGGTTTATACTGCGATTGCCTGCGTATTTCCCTTATAGTATCAATGCCTCGAAAATCAGCACTATCCATTTCCTTAAAATCATCTTCTGAACAACCAAGTTCCGTAGCGATGATTCTACCAAGAGTAGTCTTACCGCAACCGGTAGGGCCGTGCAGAAGATATGCATGAGGATGATCTTCTTTAGCCAGATCCGATTTGAGTGCCGCTACCACTTCTACATTCCCTACAACCTCGTCAAAAGTAGCTGGACGATATTTATGATAAAGTGACATAGTAATTACTCCCTAAACGGGATACACATTTGTCCTTTTGCAGGCGCACCAGATAGAGATACATTCGTACCCATTCCGAGTACCTGTTTCATATCATCCACAGCACATTCCTCGATCATTCCCACAATTTCTCCATCACGAACTCTAACCAGAAGATAATTGAACCCAATCTCGCTGAACTTACTAGGATACGCCACTATTGTAAATTTCATAATTTACCCTCCTTCTCAATGCATTCAGTACACCTGACAGGTTTTCTGTTATGGCAGAATAACCTGATCCCATACATCAGACAACCGTAGCATGTGTCCATATAATCATACGTAGTTGTGTCAAGGTACTCACATGATTTACAATACTTGTTCTTAGGCTTTGCTACTTTTATAATTGCCAATCCTACCCCTCCTTATTTGAAATGATAATCTCCCTTCTCATTCCAAGAACAATCAACAGGGCACACTTCTGCTTCTACTTCCAATGGTACATTAATCCAAGTCCAATGTTTAGGTAAATCTTCACAAGTAATCCTATGGACAGTAGATGCAACCATATCTAATTCGTCAGGATGCACATCCAACACCATTGCGTCATGTATCTGTCCGATCAATCTGGATTTCCAGTTCTGTTCTCTGGATATCTTGTCAACCTGAATGAACGACCATAACAAACAATGAAATGCACTTCCCTGAATAGGAATATTTATGCATTCATTCCTACGCATGATACCAGAACATCTGAATCCTGTGTACATGCTCACATACCCGTTTTTTTGATACCCTTCCCACCACTTGTCTTTCCAACGATTATACACTTTGAATCGCCTATTCCAAAAATCATCTTCGATCTTTTTGATATGCTCCGTAAACTTATCGAAAGAATCCAGCTTGTTTGCAATCAAATGGTCGGAAATATGACCTCCGTCATGCTCAATGCCTTCACCTTTCTTCCATTTGCCTTTAGATAATCCGCACCATTTACAAGCAATATTTTCGGCGCAGTTTACATAATAGTCACCATAGAACTGCGGAAATACAAATCCGTTCTTTGCCGCTTGCCTCATCATTTTATGCGATGGTATGCTCTTGTCTAACTTATCAAGTACAAATATCTGACAAGCCATATCACCGTGCATATCCGATGAAGGATCTTCAATGTACTTTCTCATAACAGGGTCATGATGGTAACACTCGCTGATTCTTACTTCCACTCCTGAATAGTCTATTTCAAGTAGCTGATGACCTGGCTTAGGAAATATCGCTTTGCGAGTAATCTCCATAGCCTCTTTATCTCGCTTTGGAATATTTTGGAAGTTAGGCCGCTCCGAACTGGATCGATGTGTCTTTACTGTATGCAAGTTAAAGAACGGGTGCATATACCCATTTACCTGTTCCCTTATGAAAGCGTCCAAATACGTATCTCGCACCTTTTTCAATTTACGCATTTCCAAGATCCACTTTATCTCAGGTATATCAATCTGGGAAAGTGCTTCATCATCTGTTGCACCTTTGCCAGATGCTGTGAATTTCGTAGGAGTTATTTTTCGCACATTGTACAAAAGGTGTGCTAATTGCCAATTAGAATCAGGGTTAGCCTTAGCACCGTACACTTTTTGCCAGTGTATGTAGAATTTAGTTCCACGAAGTTTCTTATCTAGCCTTTCTATTTTCTTGGTAAGATACTCCTTTTTCTTTAAGCAGTAATCAACGTCGATCCTCATTCCTTCTTGTTCTGCTCTTGCGAACGCAAGGATGCCTTCATGTACTAATTGGTATGCTTCAGGAAGATTAGGTGTCAGTTGCATCCTATGTACCCTCCTTGTTGAATCCATTGCTTTTGTCTAGTCGCCAACCGGTAAGTGAACAAACTATCCATACCACAGTATATCAATAGTTTATTCCAAATATCAGATCCTACAGGAACATCAAGCAATTTGTTCATGGAATTGCTGTCTTTATCATCCGCCGCTTTAAGATATGGGGCGACCTCATCATCATACCCTGCTACACCAAAATTGATATAGGTTTGTATCTTTAATCCTGTAATGTCTGGTCTGTTGTCAAGAATATGGGTAGCAAGCATTGTATCCCATATCCAGTTCTTAACTTCATACCCAAGTATGTTGTATGTCCATGTATGTTCAAATTTAAGGTTTTGAGCAATTTTACCTATCCTGTCTGATTGCAAAATTTCCTTAAGCAGTCTGTTTCCTTTCTTACTTTTAGGCATACCAAATACAATTGCATCTTCAGGATTACTGCACATGGACATACAGATGATTTTGTGCTTGCTTGTATCATGCGGTTTAAGGCCCGTCGTTTCATAATCAATAGCGATAGGAAACGGAAACTTTCTAGAAAGAAACTCTTCAAAAATTCCTACTAGCTCACTTTCTGATTCTACTATCTTGATAGCCGTCATTTCATCTGGATATGTTTGCATAGACATGTCCACTGTATTTAATGCCCTGTCAAGGTCCTGTTTCCATACTGTTCGATATTCCTGTGCATCTTGTTTTTCTACAAACTCTGGATGAAATATCGGGCAGATCCACGTATTGTATTTCCTATCTGGAATAGTAAATCCTCTCCATTTAGTCATTCCACCTAAATTCTTTGTCCAGATAGATCCTATAACGGAGTTCAATGCTAGTTCGCCTACAAGAATTATCACTTTAGGTTTATACTGCTCAATAGCAGATAGCACTCTTCGTCGGCAACATTGAACTTCTTTTGTCCACGGATTAGTGGTTTCCTTGGACCCTGAAGCATAGCAAGACAAAGCAAAGAGATTCAGACAGTCTTTGAACAAATCAACGCCTCTGCGTTCAAATTCTCGCCTAAGCGTTGTTCCAAATCTGTCTTGCCACGGTTTGCCTACCCGATCATCTCTACTGCTTGGCATATCACCAATAACCATTATTTTCTTTTCAAATTCCCCGAATGGTGCCATTCTAGGAGACGAAATATCTTTATACAACCCACAAGAAGCGCAAGAGAAAGCCTTATTCCCACTAGGCCTAGTTTTAGATTTAGTTTCCTCTACTGAAAAGAATCCACTAGCCATCTTACTAGCCTTTCATTTCTAGAACGCCAACATACTCCCAATTATCTCCAATGAATTTAATGGCATTCTCGCTAAGGATGCATTTTTTAAGCATTTTACTTACATCCTTGAGAAGTTCAGGACGAATAGTGAACTTTTTTTCCTCACCTTTGTATTTCAGATTCATCTCTTCTTCAAACCAACCTACATCTGATTGCCCTCGCACAATCATGCGTTTGGGCTTGATAGTTATTGTTACAGCATTACTTTCTGCTTCACTGGAAAAGATAGACGCACGATCTAACACCTCTTCAATGGATTTAGGCAATTCAAAATCCTCACCCTGCACATCCATATATTTCGACACATCTGGAAATGTATCTCCGAAGAAAGTTCGGCAAGAATATTCTGTGCCTTTTTCCGTCTTGAAATGTACCCATCCATGCCCTTCCGCAATATGTGTGGGAATACATCCATTCAATCTCTTTATAGTGCTTGCTGGCAAAAGAAACGTAGACACAGGCATTTTCCCAACCAGCTTGTACGTCATTATCCTATAACTGTCGGATGCTTCTATCGAACCGTTTTCTGTCACATTTACACAAGTAATGATCGGACGGCTCATATCATTGGAACAAGCAAAGGAAACAAATTTAAGCGCCTGCATAAGACCTTCAGGTACTTTCTTCCATTTGCTTTTCTCACCAATCGCTTCTAGAGGCATCCGTATCTTTTCTTGAAGAGTAAGTCCTGCTTTAGCTTTACCTGCTTTCATGCGAACTTCAGAACCATTTGCCTCTATTTCTACATCATTGGTTTTCATTTTGCACAGTACCTGATAAAACTCGTCAGCCTTGATAGCACCCTTAAGGCCATCTAACCCTTCAACAGGATGGGACACACTTATTTCGTCATTGAATGTCATTACTTTCCCGTCCTTAAATGCAAAACAGGTAGACTGTTCAATGTGTTCCTTAGATGCAAGACCGGGCTTCACTATTTCAAGAGCTTCCAGAATATCTTCCCTATTCATATTATATCCACCCCTTTTGCCCTATTTCGTTTTACCTGCCGATGTATAAGAAATGCAAACTGTTTATACATGTTAATAAAATTATACCCAACATGCTTTAGTTTGCCTTTCTGTATTTCCCACGGAGTGCATATCCTATCTGCTTTCTCCCATCGCATGTCAAGTACATATTTATCAAAAGGAATAAAATCGTATCGTTCCGCCCAATAAGAAGACATAAGCCCATTATTCAGAACAAGTACACAAAAATGGATGTCGTATTTACTGCATTTATTGTACAGTTCCTCACAACTATGCATTGTCTTGGGCAAATGCAGTCTAGGGTAATTACGAAGCTGGGAGTAAGACTGCCTTATCCAGAATTTTACTGGGATTGTTGTCTGTTCATTTTTTAGTCCTACATCCACAATTAAACCAATCCCTGAGAACATGTTTTGCGTCTTACCGGGTAATTCACACCGCAACGGACTCATGGGCATATTAACTAATTTTTCAACATACCTAAGAACCATGCCGTTGTACTTATTTATATCTTCCCGCGGATTTCTTCCCTTAGTGTCTGATTCTACCTTGAACATCGGTTCCATATTATATTTCCCTCCTTATATGGTGAATAATCCTTTGCTTACTTGGAATTGCGCTCCTTTGCGATATTCATTCACCCATTGCTCTAATCCTAGAATGTATCGGATGTTAATTTCACAACGAACATCAAAGGATTGAATCTCATCATACGTGTATCCATCATCTTCAATCTGTTTCAATTTTCCAGGAGTAAGTACACCCATACCTTTAGTGGATCTTTGCTTTGATACACAAAACACCATCGGTTGCTTTGAATAATCAGGATTCTTGAATCCACCGATAGGGTACATGATAGAACCCCATGCGGCAACTATTCTCCAAGTAGCGGCATCAGCACTAGTAAAAGGTAGCGTTTTCAGCACGGGCAACATCCATACTGCAAATCCATGTGTTTTAACACGGATTCTATTTCTATGGATGTAAGAAAATACTGACCGCATCCAAGATAATCTAGATTGGACACTCATATCGTTTGCAGGTGACACTCCGATATAGTCAGTAAGTTCTACCATTTTGTGCAACCATTCCCAATCTTCCCCTTGATGGAAGACATGAATAGGTGTGATACCTGCATCTTTCATCCTAAGAAGATTTTCGTATCCTTTCGCGGCCGCTGTATTGATAATTTTCTTATTCTCCGTAGTCTTCACTCGATTGAGGTGTGTAGAAGTACCAGGAGAACCGGGGATCACATCGAGGTTGACTACCCTCAACTTTTTATTATCATCCGCCGCTATTTGGATTGCCTCTTTCGCATAACTAATGTAGGCGTCAATGGGAATAGAATGCCCTTTAGCCCATGCTGAAAACGCACCTGAATCAAGAATGATGTTTCCATTTAATGCAGGAACTTGTCTGCACCATTCTTTAAGCTGTTTTGGATAGAGATAAGAAACCAGTCTGTTCGTAATCCGCCTGTTGAGTTCCTTACCTCGTTCATTCTTAGGATTAAAAACAGGACCGGCAAAATACAAACGGACTGGCTTCATTTTCAGTTACCTGTTCCGTCGTACTCGGCAATCACCGAAATGTCAGTACCACCTCTGCGATTAAATCTAGCTTCGATTCGCATATGGTATGGTTTGCAAGCGTTCGACAGATCGTCCAGTATTTTGTTCGTAACAGACTCCATGAACGCTCCGTACTGACGGTATGCTCCCATGTATATCTTGAGTGCTTTCGTTTCCAAACAAAAATCCTTTGGAAAGTATCGAATCGTGATAGTGCCGAAATCGGGCCAGCCCGTCTTCGGACAGTTATGCACTACCACACCATTTGCAAAAAAGCATTCAGTATCTTCCACTTCCATATTGTACACGTCACAATTTTCGTATGGTGTTACGCTTAATACACGGTGATTTAGAGAAGGAAGCTCTTTTTTTGTTCGTATTGCCGAAGTTTCATGCGATTTACGTACCACTCCCCCTGCATCAACAATCCAATTAGAAATGGTAGTATCGCTTCGATCATAGTACAAAGATAGTTCATGCACCGTATATCCTTCTTCATATAGCCGTCGGCATTCTGTTTTTTTATTATCTAGTTCAGTAGAATTATTTTTTAGTCGTAAACTTTCTGCTTGTGTTCGTTTTTCCACAAGATGTCCAATTCTTGAATAAATCGTGGATGTGTCAACACCAAACAGTTTAGCCAATGAATTAAAATTTTCGCCTGAATTATACAGGTCAACTAATTCTTGAATATTAAATTCTTTTCCATACCTTTTTGTTTGATGATGTGAAAAATGTTCTGCCATAGAAGACATAACCTCAAGATTATCAGGATTATTATTGAAATGATTATGATCTATGTGGTGCGCAATTTCTTCATTTGTCAATTCTCTTCCAAGTTCATTCTCAAGGATCAACCTATGCCTAGGAATCCCGCGAATCAAATCCTGACTTCTTTGATCAGCGACTAACTGCATTTTAGGGGCAAGGTCTTGTGCTGCCACCCATTTATACTTCCCCCATCCTACTCTAACTAAAAAAGGATGCGTAGGTGTACAAATAATCTGGTTTTCTACCAAAGTTCTATTATCAGATGCACCTTTGAAAAGAACGTATTTCACACATACTGTAGGTTTGTTTACCGCTGTTTTTCGGACAGAATGAAATTTACGTGCTACTACTTTATTGCTTACCATATCAAACGAAAATACAACACCCGTTTTACCTACAAGGTCCTTAATAGGAACACCTTTGGGATAATTATTCTCATCTGTAGCAACATCAACTAAAGTATCGCCATGTAGGCACAGACTGGAAAATTCCGTGAATACGAACTCCGTGGCGTATTGCCTGTCTTTGCACGGATTATCAAATACTTCAAGAAGAGCTGGATCTGGATTATTGTACCTGTCGTACGGTACGACTGTTCCGAGGTTTTTCAGATGGTCTACATTCACTTTTCTATCCATTGTTTGCACCCTCCTCATAGAATACTGGGTCGATCAGATTGTTTTCTGCGAAGGCCTCAAGGCGTTCATAACAACTTCCACATTTTCCGCAAGGATTCGGTTGGTTCTTGTAACAAGTTCTTGTAAGGTGATATGGTACGTTATTTGCAATACCATACTGCACTATCTGGCTTTTAGACATGTGAAGGAACGGTGCAAGTACATTCACATTTCTATCCGTACCAAGATAGATCGCTGTATCCATTGCTTTATGAAATTCTGGACGACAATCAGGGTAAATAGCATGATCGCCTCTATGAATTCCTATAGCGATATTCTCTATACCTTTTGACCACGCCATACCGGCTAGGATCGACAGGAACACTAGATTACGAGCAGGCACCACCGTCTGACTCATATTCGATGATTCATAGTGTCCTTCCGGTATTTCTCCACCGCTTAGAAGCAGACTAGATTCCATTCCAGTAAATGCTCCGGACAGGTCTACAACTTCGTAGGTCAATTCGCAAGGAACGGCAGACGCATAATATTTCAATACTGCATCTGCCGCTCTTCGTTCGTACACATTGTGTTTGCTACCGTACTGGAAATTTACACAATGGATTTTCTTGAATTCCTTGCGAATAAGCCAAGCAAGAACTGTTGCAGAATCCAGTCCTCCTGAGAAAGAAAGGACTGCGGAACGCATCTTACTTCTTCTTTCCAGCCTTCTTGCCAGCTTTCGCTTCCTTAGCCGGAGCGGTCTTTGCAGGCGCTTCCTTCTTTGCAGAAGCCTTCTTTTCTGCCATTTCTGCCTTCGCCTCCTTCTTTTTAGAAGATTTACTACCACCATCGTGCTTCACGATTTCCTTAGTGATCTTACTGCCTTTCTCACACTTGATATCCGTGAACTTCACGATGTTGCCATCTTCCTTGTCAATGTAGATAAGCACAGGGAAGCGGCAATATTTAGGGTTGGTACCATCAGAAAGAATCGTAGAAAGAGCGGCTATGGTTGCGTCAGGGAACTGCTTTGCCGCAAGTTCGATCAGATCCTTTTTGCTGTACCGACCCTCATTGATAAGATCTATGAAGAATTCTATCCTTTTGACAGTCTTATTGCCGCCAAATATCTCATCCTTCGTTTTCGTGGGCTTATCAGATTTTGCAGGCTTTTCTGCCTTCGGAGCCTTAGCGGGTTTCTCTTCCTTGGCTTTACCCTTGCCCTTCTTAGGAATAGGAAGTACCTCTATTTCGTCTTCCTCTTCTTCCTCTACATCGTCACCGTCTTCGACATCTTCGTCCTCAGAGCTTTCGTCCCCATCTTCCCCTTCCTCGTTGACCCCTTCATCGTCTTCGTCTTCATCGTCAGCTTCTTCGTCCTCTTCGACTTCTTCCTCATCCTCTTCCTCCTCGTCGGCATCCTCTTCCTCTTCATCAGCATACTTAGCCTGAATCTGTGCAAGAATATCCATCGTCTCCTCGGAAAGTCCGTCCTCTTCGCTTACAGCTTCAGAAGCCTCAAGCAGTTCGGCTTCCAGTTCGTCAATACCGAGCTTTACATCAATGGGAGGCTCGATAATCGTATTAATCTCCTTAGCCGCCTTAACCAGTTCACTTTTCTTCATAATCTTTGTTCCCTCCTAAATAGATTTTTGTGGATCGCTTGTTTTTTTGCTCTCTGACATATAATAACACATAACTCACGTCCAGTCAGATTGTATATAAAACAGATTTATTAAAAATAACTTCCGATAAAGGGTCGGCCTCGTTGCAAGCATTGAAGCACTTTCACTTGCCTTGTTCTGTCAAATTCTGATTCCCTTACAACTAATTCTCCTATGCGCATAATACCGATTTTCTTTTCCTCGTCTGTTTGATTCAAACTATATGTAGCCGTTGTGTGGGCGTACTTCCGTTTGTCTTCCGAGAAGTCTGACAAAGATAAGGTTTCCTTGTCATAACTTGACGCTGCCGCTTGTGTAGCCGTAATCAATAAACAATGTTTCTCCTGACTCAACTTTCGCATCCTTTGCCAAATCTTGTTTATCTGCCCCCTCCCGTCTAACCTGCTACAGTCATAATCTGGAGCAAGAATGTCCGCATAATCTATCAGAACTACATCAGGTACAAACCCATCCTGTCGCTCCCACAAAGTAAGCAGATTGCTAATTTCCTGCATGGTAAGAGTTTCATTTGGATATGTGGCTAACTTAAATTTCTTATTATGTTTCTTCTGCCATGCTTTCATAATCTTGTATGCGTCCTTCCATGTAAGCGTTTTGACAGAAGGACTGTACTCTAACCAAACAGCACCTCGTATTTTATCACAATTCCTGCATGGTTTATACTCTGGATAATCTTGTTTTGCTTCCATCAGCATGTCAAAGGTAATCTTCTTTTGTTCCATATCTGGATCAAACAGACGAATACCATATTGTTCTCTTGCTGATAGTTCACAATCATCCGTTTGGTTATACCAACAATCTACGCAAGGTATTTGTCGTTCTCCGCAATATCGCTCCCTATCACTTCTCTTCGCAAGATATACAGCCATCCTTCTTAACTGTTGTTTTTCCGTCATGTCGCCTGCTTGAAAAAAAGCTACGTTATTCCCGTTCATCATCGCCCGCATAGCGAGTTCAAGGAGTATTAGCGATTTTCCGCGCTTTTCCGGGCCTGTAATCGCTATGAAAGCGCCTCTAGTAAGCTGATCATTCCAGAACTGTCCTAATGCTTTAGGAAATCGTATCAATGATTCGCTTTGTTCTGTGAAGGCTTGCTTTATCAACAATGGATTCGAGAACGGATCTATCACATGCGAAGATTCATCATCTCCTGACGGTACGAAAGACAGGGCTTCTTTTTCTGCTGAAACAATATCTCCTTCTTCCACATAATTCATTATGGATTCAGCATATTGTTTCAACCGTTGGGTGCTGAAATACTGCTTAGTCTGGTCTATAAGATAATCAGAATTGAAATTACCAGCATCCTCGTATTCTTCGTTCAAAGATTCTAGGATTTCGCTGATATACTCAATATCATCTTTCTGCATACCTTTCTTTATCTTCTCCGTGAATATGCCTTCAATATCACGGAACGGAGCTTTATTATATTTCTTGAAATAATCCACACACCAACTGGATAATAATTTAGCCGTAGATGCTTCCATGTAGTGGATTGACCATATCGGAGCGATAGCATTAATAAAATCATCGGACACGATTAAGCCAATAAGGATTTTTCGTTCTATGAATTTATCTGGCTTTTCCATTTAGGCCCTCCTACTCGTTGTTGTAATGGTACTTTATGATTTGTGAGCACATCCGTCCAATTCTAGATGGTATCCTAGCATCATCCATCATTTCAGACAATCCATCAATAGATACGTTGCTAGTAAATATGGTTGGGCGCAAATATTCATATCGGGTATTTATCAACTTGTATATTTTCTCATAATTAGCTGGATTGAATATTCCCTTTTCCACTCCAAAATCATCTAATACTAATAATGGAATTTGAGATGCAATCTCTATGGGAGTGGCTAAAGCCCAGTCACGGTGATTGTGCTTACTTTCTTTGTCCAGCAAATCTGCCATAGAAGTGAAGATAAAATTCCTAGATGTATTCTGGATATATGCTCTTTTCATTATTTCCACATATATGAACATGGCTAGTACAGTTTTGCCTGACCTGGGTTGATTATGCCATATATACACCCCGCTACCTTCAGTAGCCGTCATGGCATCCACAATCTTACTAACCTTTTGCTTTATAGATTTGGATGAATACGTTTCCAATTCTTTGAGCATTCTAGGAGTAAAATGCCCTCGCAAATGCATTTCAATAGGATGATTGTCCCATACATTTTCCCTTGCACAAAACTCGCATACTGTAAACTTATATTCTCTTCCGCATTTGTTGCACATACTCATAGGTATCCCTCCTTACAGGATTATTCTGACTGAATTACATTACCCAACGCATCGTAAAACACTATCTTTTCATCCACATGTAGTTTATTCTTTCCATTGTGTTTTCGTATCCTGCTACGGAAATCTTCTATCATCCTATATTTTTTTACGAATTCTTCCATATCTCTTACTACTGGCATATAATCCATAGTTTTGTTATGAATATGCCATGACAGCAAAGTAGACAAAATGGCGGGCGGAACCTCCTCAGACATACTGAATCGGTACAAAGAATTTGCCCATTTCAGTATTGGAGGATTCTTGGTTTTCAATGATTCTGCTAATTCTCTAGCCATTTCGACGAACGCCGGAGGCGTATTGTCGAGGGCTAATGAATAATAAAACCAGCTGAAAGCTGTTTTAGTACCATCTTTATCTCTGGATGCAAACTCATTCCAAAGTAGGTTTGGAAGAGATATTTTTCCGGTTTCTTTAGATTTATTCCTACTTGTAACTGCTGTAAGCAGGAGATTCTTAATCTCTTCCGTTGTCCATTGTTTTCTCAGGTAAACCTGGTCTATCTTAAAGGTTTGGAAGAACTCTCGTAATTCTTTTCTTGGTTGATTGTTCTTCATGCTGACTATCGGTATTCCCTGCAACAATGCTGAAAGCATCTTGCAGGCAGATTGTATCGTTTTACTCTTTGGATCAAGGTTATGCTTTGTCACATTTGGAAGAGTATTCCAATAAGAAATTATTTCTAAAACACTGGGTGACACCCCCGGGGTGTCACAGAGTGATTTATCACTCAATATATAATTAGCTTTTCTATAATTAGCTTTTATATAATTATACGCAGGGTCGTTTTCGACCCTGCCCTGAGGGTCGTTTTCGACCCTGCCCTGAGGGTCGTTTTCGACCCTGCGGGATTTCACTGATGTTGGATTATCAACTTTACGGGTTGATTTTTCATTCTTCTCCATTCTATCCAGTTCCAACTGCATTTTGAACTCGTTCAATAATTGTTTGTATCTTTCTTTATCAATAAAGTTCCATGGAGCCGGATCAAGACCCACTCTGGCAGTTATCAGGATCCCCTCTTCTTTCATTTCTTTTCTTACTTGATTAAGCCATTTTTCAGTAACATCTGGGCAAAGTTCCTGTATATCACTATTAAGGAAATAGAACCATCCTCCATTTTCAGGGTTAACAAATGTTTGTTCAATGGCTTTGTGCATGAACAGAGTGATTACCCCCGCCTTTTTTATTCCATACTTTTGGATAGCAGTATATTCCAATTGGATAAATCTTTCTCCAGTGTGTTCTTGCAATCCTTGTCTATATTCTGTTAAATCTTTGCCTTGTAGTCTCCAAGGAAATTTTGGTTTCTTAGTAAATCTCATTTTAGATATACCTCCTTCCGAAAAACCTTCAGGCCCTCCATTGTTAAAAAAGAGCGGAGGTTTATAAAATTTGCCAACCTCCGCCCTTCCCACGCTCCTAATTCGTGTTTTTGTTTTTTGGAACAATGATGGTGAAACCTTTGCTTTATTTACTCGAAACCTTTGTTGCAAGAATGACTGTTTCTGCTTGTCAGGAAATGAAAATCGTCATCATTTTCATATCCAAACTAGGATGATTACAATTATAAAATAGAATGCTGTTGTGCCGCACCTAGATCGGCCTAAGATTTTTGGTGAGAACATTCTATTTTATTTTTGTAAAATCCAAGCAGGCGTGTTCACTCTTTTGGAGCAAAACTACAGCCTCCTTTCATGTGTTTTAAGGTACGGAGCTAATCTCGCTTTTTGTGCGAGAATGCATATTATCATACAAGAGAAATTTGTCCTAGTAAAGTTGTCGAAATATTGATAGCAACGGCAGAGAAATATATAGCGCCTTGTGTTGCATACGCATGGCGGAGAAACGGTCGGCGGAGAAACGGAGAAACTCCGCTCCTAAATCTCTACATGGATCTCCGGAGTGCCTTCTGGATTCCTGAAAACGGTAATACTGCTTACCTCAGAAGTTATACCTGTTCCAGAATCGTATACCTTTAAGCGGTGCTGGAACAAAGGTATCGCCAGATTAAGAAGCCTTACCGCGTCTTCCAATTCCATTTATCTTTCCTCCTTTGCCATAATTGTAGTACCACGTATCCA